ACCCTTCCGTCTACCCATTTTTTCACGTCGATCCCCGAAACGCCTGCCATTGCTGCAAAAATTTTTGAAATTTCCAAAAATGTATGGGGGTACGATATCCCCATTCAAAGAAGGTGATTTCTTGCCCTGCTATCATCCTCTGAAAGCCTTTGTTTTGGGTGAAAAGGACGGTAAACGGTTGCTCAAGGTGACGAGCTATGAGGTAGACCACCTCGAACGTTCTGGTGATGGCTATGCGTGTATGCGTAGTCCGCCTACTGGTCGTTTTGGTGATGTGACCGAGTTCGTTGAAATTCCCTGCGGTAAGTGTTCCGGCTGTCGTTTGCAACGGTCGCGTGAATGGGCGAATCGTTGTATGTTGGAGCTTGAATATCATAAGTCGAGCTATTTCGTCACTCTGACTTATGATGATGCTCACGTTCCGATTCATTATTATTCCGACCCCGAGACCGGCGAGGCTTTGCCGAGTATGTCCCTTGTGAAGCGCGATTTTCAGCTTTTTATGAAGCGTCTCCGGAAGAAATTTGGTGAAGGTATTCGTTTCTTCGCTTCTGGTGAGTATGGTTCTCTGACGTTTCGCCCTCACTATCATGCAATCATTTTTGGATTGGAGCTTGATGATCTTGTTCCCTATAAGCGATCTGCGCAAGGTTTTCAATATTTTAATTCTGCGTCTCTGCAAGAAGTTTGGCCGAATGGCTTTGCTGTTGTAGCTCCTGTGACTTGGGAGACTTGCGCTTATACCGCTCGTTATGTCATGAAGAAGCTTACCGGCCCTGAAGCTGAGTTCTATGAGAATTTCAACATTGTTCCTGAGTTTTCGCTTATGTCTCGCAAGCCCGGTATTGCTCGTCAGTACTATGAAGATCATCCCGATTTATATGATCATGAGTTCATTAACATTTCGACTGAGAAAGGAGGAAGGAAGTTTCGACCTCCGAAGTATTATGACAAGCTCTTTGATGTCGATTGTCCGGAAGAATCTGCCAGGCTTAAGGCTGTTCGTCAGAAGATGGCAGCTGAAGCGCAGAAAGCAAAATTACAAAAGACCACACTTAGTTATTTAGACCAGCTTGCGGTTGAGGAACGCAACCAGCTGGCCCGAATAAATTCATTAAAAAGGAGTTGTATCTAATGCGTAAGAAAATGCGTCCTAAGAAAGATAAGAAGATCTTTCGTCGTACTGCTGCGAAGTCTAAGAAGATCAACATTAATCCGACTGTTTTTAGAGGAGGTATCCGGCTGTGAATTGTCCTTATAATCCTGATGTTTGTTGTAGTTGTTTTCATGAGGAGGCATATAAATGAAATATGGTTTTTATTCTATCCGTGATGCCCGTACGGGCTTTCTCCCGCCTACGGTAGATCAGAATGATTCTTCCGCTATGCGGAATTTTGCTCACGCCTGTATGCAGAAGGAAAGCCTTCTGTTTTCTCACATTGAGGATTATTCCCTCTGTAAAATCGGTGAGTTTGACAACGAGACCGGTATGATCTCGACTCAGCTTCCCGAGGTTATTTTGGATGGTACTTCCATCCAGAGAAAGGATGTTTGATCATGTATGATGAAAAGCTTGGATTCTCTACTCAGTATCGTCCGCGAACTCGCTTCATTTCAAATGGAGGTCAGCGCGAAAGGATTCTCTATCAGCCTAAATTTGATGAGAATGGAGTTATGGATCTCGTTGAATCTGGCAAAGAAGACCTTTACGATTTCATTCAATCCCACGCCGAAGCCGTCGATATCCACGTGATTCTTGCTCGATTTCAAAATGGCGACGTTGACGCGCTTTCGCGTGTCCAGGGCGCTTATGGTGATTTCACCAATATGCCTACAACCTATGCTGACCTTTTGAACAAGGTCAATGAAGGTCAGAGCTTTTTCAATTCTCTTCCGGTTGATATCCGCGCGAAGTTCAATCACAATTTTGCGGAGTTCATGGCTGGCATGGACAAGCCTGATTTCCTCGACAAGCTCGGAATCAAGCCCGAGCGAGAGCCTGACCCGTTCCAGGAGGAAAAACCGGCTGTTGAGCCGAAAAAGGAGGTTACCGAATGAACCGCAATGCTGAATCTCATTTCGCGCTTAATCCCACGAATATCGATATCCGGCGCTCGACGTTTGATCGCTCGCATTCTCTTAAGACTTCGTTTAACGTTGGTGACGTTGTACCTTTTTTCCTTGACGAAGTATTACCGGGAGATACGTTCAACGTGGACACATCAAAAGTTGTGCGTTTGCAGACGTTGCTTACTCCGGTCATGGATAACATCTACCTTGACACGTATTTCTTCTTCGTACCGAATCGGCTTACTTGGTCTCATTGGAAGCAGTTCAATGGTGAGAATACGGAATCTGCATGGATTCCTCAGACGGAGTATGAAATTCCTCAGATTACTGCTCCTGCTGATAGCGGATGGTCTGTTGGAACTATTGCCGATTATCTCGGTGTGCCTACCGGCGTTCCTAATCTTTCCGTTAGTGCTCTTCCCTTCCGAGCTTATGCCTTGGTGATGAACGAGTGGTTTCGTGATGAAAATCTATCTGACCCGCTCGTTGTTCCCGTTGATGATGCTACTGTAGCTGGCGTTAATACCGGTACGTTTGTGACTGATGTTGCGAAAGGTGGTCTTCCTTATAAGGCTGCCAAGTATCACGATTATTTTACAAGCTGCCTTCCGTCCCCTCAGAAAGGTCCGGATGTTTTGATTCCCTCGGCTACGTCCGGTGAATATCCTGTTGTTACCCGTGAGCAACCTCATGATCCCGGTGGATATGCTTTGACCGGTGTTTCTAATATTTCTTTTGCTTTTGGAGATCGGCCGGTTAATATCTACGATTCCTTAGCTTTTAAGCCCGTTGCTTCTGGTTCCAATTATGCTGGCATTACTGGTTTTAGTGGTGGTGCTGACAAGCCCGGTTTTGACCCTGTTAACCTTTATGCTGTTTCTTCCGGTGGTCTCGGTGCTTCCATCAATCAGCTCCGTATGGCGTTCCAGATTCAGAAGCTCTACGAGAAAGACGCCCGCGGCGGTTCTCGCTATATTGAAATTCTCAAGTCTCATTTTGGCGTGACTTCTCCCGATGCTCGTCTTCAGCGTCCTGAATATCTCGGCGGTAACCGTGTCCCTATCAATATCAATCAGGTTGTGCAGCAGTCAGCCACGGCCTCCGGCGAGACTGCACAGGGTACTGTCACCGGTATGTCTGTCACTACGGATACACATTCCGATTTCACCAAGTCTTTCACGGAGCATGGCTTTGTCATTGGTGTTATGGTTGCTCGTTACGATCATACCTATCAGCAGGGACTTGAACGTTTCTGGTCTCGTAAGGATCGCTTTGATTACTATTGGCCTGTTTTCGCCAACATCGGCGAACAGGCTGTGAAGAACAAGGAGATTTTTGCCCAAGGCCCCAGTGTTAAGGATTCTGCTGGTGCTGTCATTGATGATCAGGTTTTCGGCTATCAAGAAGCGTGGGCTGATTACCGTTATAAGCCCTCCCGTGTTACCGGCGAGATGCGTTCTCAGTACGCCCAGTCTCTTGACGTTTGGCATCTTGCCGATGATTATTCCGCTCTTCCTATGCTTTCGGATTCTTGGATTCGTGAGGATAAGGCTAATGTTGATCGTGTGCTTGCAGTTACTTCCGCTGTCAGCAATCAGTTGTTTGCCGATATCTACATTAAGAATCGGACTACCCGGCCTATGCCTATGTACTCTATTCCTGGTCTCATTGACCATCATTGAGAGGTGATTTAATGACTACTGGTAAGGATGCTGCTCAGGTTCAGAGCGTGCCGGCTGTCGGAAATTTAGATTCTGCTCTTTCTCGCATTACGAGGACTGCTTCAGAAAACACCGCTAAAAGCGCTCAGATGGCTTCTGAGCAACGCGACTGGCAGGAGCGTCAAAATGCCTTGGCGATGCAGTTCAACGCTCAGGAGGCCGCTAAAAGCCGTTCTTGGCAGGAATATATGAGCAATACTGCGCATCAGCGTGAGATTCGTGATCTTAAAGCAGCCGGTCTCAATCCGGTACTTAGTGCTATGGGAGGTAACGGCGCTGCCGTTACCTCCGGTGCTACTGCTTCCGGTGTGACTTCTGCCGGAGCCAAAGGCGAGGTTGATACTTCTGCTAATGCTGCTTTGGTTCAGATTCTCGGCTCTGTTCTTTCGGCGCAGACACAGCTTCAGACTGCTAATGTTAATGCTCGTACTCAAGAGGCCGTAGCCGACAAGTACACCGCTATGGAGAAGCTCGTTGCTCAGATCGGCGCCGATGCTTCTAAATATGGTGCTCAGCTTGGTTACGCTGGCTCTAAGTATAATGCTAATATGCACTATGCTCTTGGTAAGTATCAGACTGATAAAGGATTTGAGAATCAGGTTTTTCTTGAGCAGAACTATCCTTCGAATTATGTTCAAGCTGTCAATTCTATTCTCAAGGCTCTTGGCCTTGATGTTACTGGTGGTTCTTCTTCTGGTGAAGGTTCTGTTTCTGCTGAGCAGTACGCTAAGCTAATGGAAAAGTATAATGCTGCTTTTCTTGGTTCAGGTCCAAAACGTTCTGGTTATCAGAGGTAAAGAAAATAGAAAGCGTCGAGGCTCTGCCTCGGCGTTTCTATTTTGCAAACAAGCGTGAGCGCGTTTAGCGAATAGATATGCATTAGCGAGCGCCAGCGAGCGGAACAGCCCCATTACACTTCTTGATGTAATGGGGCTGAGTGACACCACGATAAGCAAAATGCTCTCTTTAGGTTATTGACAAGCTATGAATATATGATAAACTAATGAATATAATAAACTGTAAGGTGATTAAATGAAAAATGATGATAAAGATAAAATGCTTGATGATTTTTGTTTACAGATGCTTTTGCTTGTTGGAGCTGGTGTTGCTCTAATTGTTATTATTTGTTCTTTTCTTTGATTTGTCCTCCTGAATTTCTGTGATGGGGATACGATATCGCCTATTTGACCAGTTTTTGCAACATTTTCTCCGTTTTGCACAAAGGCAGGATTTTGACGGACGCCCTCCTCAACGAGCTGACGTGCATA